TTAAAGTTTTCTATTTGTACTATTAAAGGATTACTACTTGCAGTTGGATTAATAGTTGGATTTAAACTTGAATTAATTCCATTGTTTAAATCAACCATTGCTGCATTTACATCTCTTATAGTTTGTGGTATTCCTTTTTCAAATCCTAAAGCAATACCAGCAGTTAATTGTTCACCTATTTCATCTCTCATTAATCTTGATGGTGAGTGTATTCCAAAGAATGATTTTATTGAACTAGTAATTTTGTTTCCAACTTTTTTAATAGTATTGGTTACTATGCTACCAAAGTTTAACATACCATTTAAAATCCCATTTAATATATTTTTACCTAATTGTAACCAATCAGTATCATTTATAACTGATTTTATTTTATTCCAAAATCCAGTTATTACATCTTTTGCTTTACTTGTAATTTTAGGTATGTTTTCTACTATTCCAGAACCCATTTTAGCCATAAGTTCTTTTGCAGCATCAACCATTTGATCCTTCAAATTTTTAATGCTATCTACTAAACTTTTAACTATTTCAGGTGCTTTTTCAATTAATTTGGGTAAAGCCAATATTATACCTTTTGCAAGTTCAATAATTAATACTAATGCAACTGCAATTATTTTATCTAAATTATTTGTTATAACATCAACTATTTTAATTACACAATCAACTATTGCAGGTATCATTGTATCTAAATTATCAGCAATACCACTTGCTATTGCTAGTACTAGCATTAATCCTAATTCAATTATTGTAGGTAAATTTTGTGTTATAAATTCAACAAATTTATTAATTAATTCCCCTACTGCTTTTCTTACTGCTTCTGTATTTTTTGATACATAATCAAATAATTTATTAATCATATTAGTAATTGCAGTTAATAATTGTGGTATTAGTTTAAACAATAAATTTGATATTTGTGGTATTATTGTTTCAACTAATGTAACTATACCATCTAAAATATGTGGTGCTAGTTCCACTACTGCTTTACTAATATTTGTTGCAAGATTAGTAAATACTTCTGCAAGTTGTTCAGGACTACCACTACCATTTAAAAAGTTATCTAATGCTGCTTTTGTTTGTGTTAATGAGCCACTAATTGAAGTACTTAATTGTTCTTGTGCTGCACCAGCAACACCAACCATTTTTGTATAATCAACAAGTGCTTGTTCCATATCAGCATAATTGCCCATTTGATAATTAGTAGCATTACCATTAGCAGCATTCCATTCATTAACTTTATCAATAACTTCTTGCATACCTTCTTTAGAACCTTTAATACCCAAACGAAGGTTATCTAACATAGTATAATTTCCACGCATTACAGCAGCCATTGCCGTTTGAACACTTTCTTGTGATACACCTGTTGCTGCAACTATATCTGCTTGTGCTGTTAATATAGCATTTGATAATTCTGCTGCTTTTTTAGTATCACCACCTAAAGCATTTTTTAATCCTACAGCATAAGTATTAACTTGGTCATAATATTGTGTTGCACTTAATCCCATTGTTTTATATGCTTGAGCAGCATTTTTTTCTACAATATCAAATGAACCTTCAAATAATCTTTGACTACCTTTTTGTGCAACTTCTAAATCAGCATAAGATTTAACTCCTGCTGCAATTGCACCTGTTAATGCACCACCTATTGCAGCAGTAACTTGTGCCATTTTTTTAACTACATCAACTGCTATATCGCCAACTTTTTTTAAAGTATCTTTGACTTTTGATAAATCAATTTTACTTGTTTCTTTTAGTTGACTATTCATATTTTTTAATGCACTTTCACTTTTAGAAATTTCTACACTTAAAGCCCTATAATTTTCTTTTTGTTCATCTGTTAGTGAATTATATGCACCCATTTGCCTTTGTGCTTCTTTTAAAGTTTCTAATTTTTCTTTTGTTGCTGCAATATTATTTTTTAATACTTCTTGTTTTTGACTTAATAATTCAACATTTTTAGGATCAAGTTTTAATGCTTGATTTAATGCTTTTATTTCACTATTTGTTGAACTAATAACTTTGTTAGTATCTTTTAAAGCATCATTGAGTTTGGTAGTGTTGCCATCAATTTCAATAGTAATACCTTGTATTCTTTTACTCATAATAAAAACTCCTTTCTAATAAATATTAAAAAAAACCTACTATTATTAAGTAGGTTCTTTGTAATACTTATTAAATAGATGTTGGTGTTTCGTAAACTGATGAAAAGAAACTATTGTAAGTTGCAGTATTATCGTTAGTTTTTTCAATAAATATTCTTACAAGTTTATCAGTTGCTCTTGGCATTGCTTTTATAGTTAATGTATCAGTTTTAGGTTCTTTACTTTCTTCAATTGTTGAACCTTCTGTATTTGGTCTAGTTAAACTACAATTATAATACCAATATCTTCTTCCTCTTTCATCACCTTCAATTTGAAATCCAAATGCAAAATTTTTAAATGTATCATTTGAAGTTTCAATATAAGCACCATTTGTATCAACTGTTTCACCCATTATTGCAGTTCTAATCTCATCAGGTATTAAAGCAATTTCTAAATCACCAGAATAACCTTGATTTGCAGTAGAACTATAATAAATATAGTTATCAGCATAAAAATCATTTGTATCGCCTTGAGGTTCTAATGATAAATTTACTGCACCCGGTACAGCAATTGGTGTATCATAAGTCCCATCACTTTTAATTGGTGCCATAACACAATTTGATAATCCAAATTTAACTTTATTTGCCATAATTATATTACCTCCTATATTTCATAAAAATTATGATAAATTTTTTCTTCTCTGTCCCATACTTCATCTAATTTAGAATATGGTATTTTATTTGTTGTTAATAGTGTTTCAATTTGTCTTTCTAATTCAACTTCTTTTTTTTCTGTTACAAGTTCTATTTCATAATCAAAAAACTGATAATAAGTTAAGCCATCAGCCCTAAATGTTGCAGGGCTTGTTTCTCTATATACTAAAAATGGTATTGAAATTTCCTTATCACTATCAAAATGATCGTATGCAACTGGAATTTCTAATGTTTTTAATATCGTATATAAATCTGCATGTTCTATCATAGATTAACCTCCATTTTTTATTATTTGTTCAACATCTTCTTGATATTTTCTTATACATTCTTGTTCAACAGGTTCTATATGGATTGTACCTTGTTTTTGTGGATTATAAGTACCCCAAGTTCCATATTGATTTTTTATAACATGAGGTTTTTCAAGTAAGTGAGTTAATTGCCAATCAGTAGCATTGTAAATAGTTGTATGAATAAAACCTTTACCTTTTCTTTTCTCAACTCTCCAACCTTTTCTATAATCACCTGTTTTTTTTGGTGAAGTTACTTTAAGTTTATTTTTTCCTTGTTCTGCAACTTCTATTGCAGCATTAGTGATACCTTCTTGAATATCTCTTGAATATTCATTAAGAATATCATTTATCTGCATTATTCCTTTTCTATTTGCCATTATATAGAAGATGGTTCATTTGCATAACCACCCATTTTAACTGAACATACCAAAACTATGTCAAACTTATTTTTAGGTTCTACAACTCTTATAACATTATATCTTTTATTATTCCATTCAATTTCTTGCTCACCATTATAATTAAGTTTTTTAATAACAAACTCAACTGATGGTGTCATACCAACTTCAACAGCATTATAATATTCATTTGTTCTAACTGATTGTATTTTTGCATATATCTTTTTGGAAGAAGTAAGGGAAGATATTTGATTACCAATATTATCTTCCCCAATACTTTCAGTTAATAAATATATTATTTCACTATATTCCATTATTACCCTCAGTTATGTATTCAGTTAAATGCCTTAATACATCTTTTTGAATAGAATAACTTTTAGCATACATTTCACTATTTGGTACATCAATAAAACTTAAAACATAAGTAATTATTGCAGTTTGAATTAAACTATCTTCACTATCAACTAAAGTACTGACTATGCCAATACTTTTTAAATCAAGTTGAGCAGCACTAATCCAAGTGTTTATCATAGTATCAAACTCATTATGATTTATGCCTTGAATTTTTTTTATTTCATCAAGTAATGTTACATCTTCTGTTTCTTCATCTAGCATAGTCCACCTTCTTTCTTATAAATTATACACTTTCAGGTTTGCAAATTTGAACAAATGCTTTATCAGCAACAATACCTAAACCAATATATTCTCTACCTAAAATTTCAACTAAATCTTCTTTTTTCTTTGATAAAGTATCAAGTTTGATTTCAATATCTTCACCATTTGGGAAGTTAGCAATTGCACCATGTCCAAAATCACCAACTATAGCATATACAGCATTTGCACTAGCAGCAGAATATGCAGGTAGTGAATTGTTAAATACAACTCTTAATCCTTCAAATGGATCAACACCATAACCATTAGCATAAGCAGCATTCTTGAATGCAGCATAAGTTAATTTGTTCATAACAATTGTAGGATTACTTGCTTCATCACTTAAGTTACCAATAGCAGTTGCAATTGTTCCAACAGCAGGTGCAGCAGTTACTTGACCAACAGATGGTGCACTTGTACTAGCACTAGTACTTAAAGCAACAATTTTAGCAACTAATAAATCAGCAGCCTTTTTAGCAATTCTATAAGTTAATTCATCATAAATATATCTTAAGAATTCTTCGCCTCTCATGTCCATAACTTCATCACTAATAGACACCCATTTTTTGATTGATGCAGGTACTAATTCTACTATGCCTTCAACTAATTCTTCTTCATCAACTGCATAAGCACCTTCAGTATGAACTGCTGCATCAGTACCACTAATTTCAAATTGAACTTTAAGATTTCCTCTTACGTTCATTCTTCTAACTAATGATAATAATTCGTTATTGTCCCAAGCAGTTTTTACTTCATCTAATACGAATTCAGGTACTGCTATTGAACCACTAACATTTTCAGTAAGTAATGCTCTTACTTCTTCATCTTTACCTGTTTTAATATATTCTGCATAAGCATTAATATATTCTTTACTATTTCTTGTTTCCATTTTGTTTTCCTCCTTTTTAATTTCCATAGAAACTTCTTTTGCTCTTGCTTTTACTTCAGGTTGTTCTTCTAAAGTTTCAGCAATTTCTTCTTGTTCTTGTGTTTCATTGATTTGTTCAACTTCTTCATTTAAAGCATCAACTTCTTTTTCAAGTTCTTCAACTTTATCTAAATCTTCTAAACCTTCAATTTCATCACGAAGTTCAAGTTTTCTTTGTTCAATTTCTTCTAGTCTTTCCATTTTAGACCTCCTTATTTTTTTTGATTTCTTTATTGTCTAATCATAAAGACAATTATTGGTATTCCACCATTTATTAAACAATTTACTTTTCTATTCCAGAAAAGAAAATAACAACTATTCCAGTTGTTATTTCATAATTGTATTAACCTAATTTTTCTAATAATTCTTTTTTCTTTTCTTCTAATTTTAATTTATCTTCATGTTTTTTTCTTAATTCATTTCTTCTTTCCAGAAATTCATCATTTTGGTTTCTTGCTACACTTACATCAGTTGCATTGTAAAATGGTTGGTCAACTACTGATACATCAAATACTTTACTAATTTTTGTAATTGTTCTAGTATCAGTATCATAATCATATTCATCTTCATCAACAACAAATGCAAAACTTTGTTTATCAATTAATCCACTTTTAATTGCATTAAATATATTTCTATGATCTGTAATATCATCTTGCAATTTTGCATCAATAAATAATCCTTTTTCATCAACATTTAATTCCAAACTTTTATTTCTTGTTCTAGCAAGTACCATAAAACTATCATTATGATTATATCTTAAAACAACATCACTCATATCAGCATTATCAAATGCTTTTTCACTTATTAATTCTGTATAGCCATAAGTTTCTGGACTATTAAAAACAGCAGCATAACCTTTGATTTCCATCTTTCCATCTTCAGTATCTTCTGCTCTAAATTGTAAGTCTAATTTTCTAATTTCCTTCATTTTCTTCATTTCCTCCTTCATCTATTAATTCACTAACATTATGATTAACATCTTGCATTATTACATCACCATTTTCAAGTGGTGTTAAATTAAATATTTCTCTTAATTCATTTACACTCATAATATTATTTGCATATCTTAATAATTCTATTTTTGTTTTATTTGATGCATATTGTAATCTGTTACTTTCAAATATTATTTCATTTCCAAAATATTGTTCAGTTGGAGTAAATATTTTATTTGTAAATTCTAAACTCATTTGCAATCCTATTGGTTCAAGTACACTTTCATAAAAAGCATTCCATTCATCTTCATTATATTTACTTTGTATTATATTTTCATTAATGCCAAAATACCCTAAAACTTTGTTATCATAGATTTTAATTTGATTTTCATCAGCAGTTTTAGGATCAATATTAACAGGTGTAAATGTAGTAGTTGCATCTAAACCACCAATGCCACTTTCATCTGCATTATCTACAAAATCCTTAACAAATTGATCTCTCATTTTCTTTACATCTTCAGGTTTAAGCATTGCTTGTGTAGATTTAATAACACCTTTTATAGCAGAAGTGGTTTTAATTGCATTTATAATTCCTTCATCTAATACATGTTTAATAGATAATGTTTTTACTATTGGTTCTGTTGTACCGCCAAACAATCCATCATCTCTTGTAAATCTTGTTAAATGAATGCAATTATTATATGCAACAAATCTTTCTTTACTATTTCCAAACTTAAATTGAATATACAAATTACCATCTAATTCATATAATTTTATTGTTTTAAAACTTAAAGGGTATAACCCTGTTACTTTAAAATTATCATCTCTTTGTATATAAACATAAGAATTGTTATATAATTCTAAATCACTAATTACTTGATAATAAAATTGATAAGCATTTTGCAATTCGTTTGGTTTCTTTGATAATAATCTATATAAATTACCATTTACTATTTCAAAATTACCTTTACTATCTCTTATATGTTTTGGGTGCATTTTAGCAGCATTTCTTGCGATTGTATCAACACATGCCCTTATATCAATATCATCTTCATATCTACCATTATATCTAGTAAATACACTTTTATAATTATCTAACAATTTAAAATTAGTTGCTGTGGCTGGTGCTGTTGTATCTTTTTCACTACCAAAAATCCTACTAAACAAACTTCTTCTTTCCATTCTAAACCTCCTCACTAATATAACTTAAGTATTCTTGTTGTTTATCAACAAAAATGCAGTAAGCATCTATCAAACTTACTGCACCATCTATTCGTTGCCTTGATTTTTCTTTATCAGGTTGAATATTTTCGTTTACGTCTATTTTAACAATAGTATTACTTAAACACCATTTTAAAATTGGATTATTATTATAATTAATTTTTTTATCTATTAAGTCTGCTTTCATTTGCTTCATTGGTGAACTCATTGTTTTAGCACCTTGTCTAACTTCTACCATGTTAAAACCATAACTTTTCATTTCATCACACCAAAATTGAGCATTCCAACTATCATAACCTACAAATAATGGTCTTAAATCATTATTTCTTACTTCTTCTAAAAACCAATTTGTAACATCATGATAATCTATCTTACTATCACCACTTAATCTTAACCACCCTGATTTTAACCATTTATCATAAGGGATTTTATCATCTTGCACTTTTTTCTCTAATGAATTACTAGGAAGCCAGTACATTTGTTTCACCCTAATTTCTTTATTTTTAACACCAAGTAAAGTAGCACACGTTAAATCAGTAGTACTTGATAAGTCAACACCTGCTATACAATATGTATCTTTCCATTCTGTATATATCTTTTCATTATTTAGATCTTCAAATGTCAACCAAGCATTTAAACTATTTTGTCTAATATTAAAATCTTTACATAGTAAATTTACTAATTCTATTGGATTTGCTTTTGCTCTTTCTACCTTTTCCCTTAAATCTTTTACTGATTTTATTACCCCTAATGCTGGATTTGATTTGTACCAGCATTCTTCGTTAGTCCACTCTTTTTCATCATCTAGTTCATATATTATTGGTAGTAATGTTTCATCTTGTATAGTACCTTCAATTACTTGTGCTGCATAATCATATTCAATATCAAACACATTTTGTCTAATAGTACCCATTGTACTTGTTTCAAGCAATATTGGTTGAGTTCTTGCACTCATACTATCATACATAACATCTAATAAGTTTTTGTCTTTCCAAGCATGAACTTCATCTGCTATTACCAAATGTGCATTTAAGCCATCTAAACTATTACTATCACTTGCAAGTGCTCTAAAAAAACTATCAGTATCATCATAGTATATTCCACCTATTAAACATCTAATTCTTTTTGCAAGTATAGGGCTTTTTTTTATCATGTGTTTGCTTTCTTCCCACACTATTTTTGATTGTTCTCTTTTGGTGGCAACACTATATATTTCTGCACCACCTTCATTATCTTTTGTAAGCATATAATTTGCTATTGCACTATCAAGTACACTTTTGCCATTCTTTCTTGCTACAAAAAATATTGCCTTTTTATATTTTCTTAATCCAGTTTCACTATCTACAAAACCAAACAAACTTTGTAAGAATGCTTTTTGAAACAACTCAAGTTTTAGTGGTTTACCTGCCCATTTACCTTTTGATTGCTTACAATACTTTTCTATAAAATGAATACACCTTAAACTTTTATTTTCATCAAATATATATGTGTGTTCTTCTTCTTCATTAGTTAGTTTATTTAAAAACACCACTTTTTTTGGTGTTCTTAAGTCATTAACTAATCTTTCATATTGCCTTTTTATTTTCTTACACACTTTATTTGGATTTTGCTTGATCCATTCATAGTATTCTTCAATATATGTCATAAATCATCTTCATCAAACATATCTTCTTGTTCTGGTTCTTCTTTTGGTATTAAATTAAGCAAATTCTTATAAAAAGTATCATAAGTTTTCATCAATTTATTATAACTTGCTAGTGCTGGGCTCTCTCTTAAAAAATCTTGTTTTCCATTTACAAAATGTTCAACTGCGCCTTGTTCTTGTATTGATTTTTTTAATTCCTCTATTGTCTTAAATATAAACTTTAATTCGTTTGATATTAAAGCAGCCTCATTTGATTTTTCTTGTGGTATCTTTTTTAAAATATCTTCAAGTTCTTTACTTTCCATTAAAAATACCTCCTTTTTTTCAAAACCCTCTCGTATATTTTTATTTTGCAAAAAAAATGTAAG